GTTTGTCATTAACTAGATAGAACTTTCTCATAGATAAGAACCTCCTAAAGCATTATTTAAAGAGTCGATATCAACTGTGCTGCTTGATGTATTTATTGTTATTTGGTTTGAAACATTATTGTTGGTTGTGTTATTTGATGTTGAATTACTGCCACCACCAATATTGAATGTATCTTTGAACCAATTTCCAATATCACCAAACAAATCTCCTAGCCATCCAAACGCACTATCAACCTTTTCTAATATCCATTTAATTGCATCAATAATCGCATTAAGAATATCTAAAATAGGTTTTAAGATTTGGAATAACACTTCTAGTACAGGGCAAATAACGGCTTGTATGATTTGTGCTATTACCTTTAGAATCGGTGACAAAGCTGAAATGATAGAGAATACTGCTTGTAACAAAACAAACAATGGTTGTAATAACGTATCAATTAGTGGCGATAAAAGTTCCATTACCATAGAAATAACATCAACAATAAGAACGATTACTTCTAAGATTGGTTCAAGTATTGCCATTATTATTTGAAGTACAGGTTCCAAAACATCACCGACAATTTCAATAATAGTTACAACCAAATCTATGATTACGCCTAAGATATCTCCTATGACTGAAATGATATCGATTACCACTCCAAGAACAGAATCAATAAGTTTAGTGATAACATCTATCACTTGTACCACCAAATTGATGATTAACTTAATGATAGACATGATTGGATCTAAAACCTTTTTAATAACATTTATTACAGGCACTAAAACATTAGTTAGTTCGTTGATTATGTCTTTTATTACAGGTATTAAATCCTTTATCAAATTGACTATGATTTCTATTACTTCAATAATTGGATCTAGAATTTGATTTATTAAATCAACTAGAACATTAACTATCTCGTTAATCAAATCAATAACTACTTCAATAATAGGCATTAAAGCTTCAACTATGCTTGAAATTAAGTCCATCAAAACATCAAGGACTTTTCCTAGTTCGTCAAAGATTGTTTTTAATAGCCCTCTAAACTTTTCATTTTGTAAAAGAATAACTGCAAGAACAGCTATTAACGCACCCCAACCAGCACTTGCCACTTTACTTGCTACATCAATTGTTTTAATTGTTGATATAACTGTTTTGAGCATTGGTATGAGTTTTCCAACAATGGTTAGAATTGGTCCGATTGCAGCTATAACACCTGTTGTAATTCCGATTATCTTTTTCATGCCACTTGATAGATTGCTCCACCATTCAATGGCTTTCTTTAGACTTGGAACTACTTTATTTAAAATCAAATCACATACTTTTGTTAGAATTGGCACTATCTCAACTGCAACAGCTGTTCCAACGCTTGATAAACTTTGTTTAACATAAGAAAGTTGATCAGTGAAATTTCCTGCTATTTCAGCCTCTTCATTAGTTACAATTCCTAACTCGTGTGTTTCTTCTCTTAGGTCTTTTATCTTATCTGATGTGGCACTTATAACTTGAGCCAGCTCACTACCTAACTTATCACCAAATATCTCATTGGCTAAAGCTGTCCTAGTAGATTCATCCCTAACATTTGATAAAGCATCTCTCAACTTTGTGAATGCTTGGTCAGTATCTAAACCAGATAAATCATCTAAAGTTAGTCCTAATTTATTTAAAGTTTCTTCAATGCTACTACCATTTCCATTAGCAATATCGCCTAATAAAGCATTAACTTTTACTAGGGCTTTTTGCATTGAATTTGAATCAACAGCCAAAATGTCACAAGCATGAGCCCATTCTTGATAAGCCTCTGCACTTAAATGAACCTTTGATGCATTGTCACCAATTTCATCAGCTGCGTTCATTGATTTAACTGTTAATGTCGTCAAAGCAGTAGCTGCCCCAATAATAGGAGCAGTCACATACTTTGTTAAACTTGAGCCAACCTTAGCTAGTTTGTCCCATTTTGCATTTCCTAAATCATCTATTTTTTTAGAAGTGTTTTTTAGTTCATTGTTAAGTTTTGAAACTTCAGCTTCAGTGTACATCACACCTCGCTTTAATTTATCAAACTCTTCTTCACTCAATGCACCAATTTGAACTGCTTTTTTGGCTTCTTCTAATTTTGCGTTTTGAGCAGATAATTTACTTTTGGTATCTTCTAAAATTGAATTTAAAGTAGATTGTTTCTTTTTCCAAAGTTCAACATTTGTTGAATCATACTTTAAGGAATTGTTAATGGCTTTTAAATCTTGTCCCTGACTTTTTAAATCGGAGTTTAGTTCTTTTAATTTGCTATCAAGTTCAGTTGTATCTAAACCTAATTTAATATTTAAACCTTTTACTGTCTCAGCCATATAACCACCTCCTTATAATAAAAATGAATCAATGTCTACTTGAGTAGCCCTCCTATTTCCTATTTCAGATTTATGTAGCATCTTACTTTGAATATCTAAAACCTCTAGATATGTAGAAATATCAAAAAGGTCGGCATCTCTAGGTGAAATGCCTAATTGAGCCAAGTTAAATATTATGTTTGCTGTAGGGCTATGGTTTTCACTTGACTCTTTACTAGGGAGAGACGTGGTTACCGTTTTGAACCTTAATTAACTCACCGATTGCTTTTGCTAATTCTTCTAGTGCTTTAGGATCACTAATAACTGAGAAATCCAAATCATCTAAGAATTGGTCATATGTTTTATCGGTGTATGGTCTATGAAGAACATAAGTGATTCTAAAAATAACATCGATAATTCTTGAGACTTCATCTTCTGCTTTGTCTTTCAAACTATCAATAATCTTTACATCACTAAATAATTCAGTGCCAAAAATCTCACGGTACTTAAGTACAGTTCCTAATGAAGATTTAAGTTTGTATTCTTTTCCTTGAATTGTTACGGTCTTTTCCATAATCTCACTCCTAACTAATTGTTGGTACTTCAGGTGCATCAGTTAAGAAATCTTCATAGTTAGAGCAACTTGAATCTGCACTAATCTTTAAGATTGAAACTGAACCTGCTTGAATAGGTCTTACTGTGATGTTCAATGTGATCGCATTAACTTCGATTGAATCAGCTTTAGTTTTGCTTGATTCACTGAATGGTGTAACAGTACATAAATAGAACCAAGTACGTCTTGCTTTTTCATCACCTTGAATTTCAAAACCTAATGCAAATGTCACTGTTGGTGCATCAGCTACTTCTACTAGGTTATTGGTAGTAGTAAGTTTCTTATAGCCAAGTACACTTGTTTTGAAACTTTCTGGAATGTCAGTTAATTTCAAAGTAATTGTTCTACCTGCTAACGAATTAACAGTTTGAATGATTTTGTCATCGGCATTAACATTTGTAGAACCACCAACAATATCAGTTGAAAATTCCTGTGCTCCAGGAAGTGCTACAGGTGTTGCGAATGAATAAGAACCATCAGTTCCTAATGTCGCAACTGAATAATGAGCATTTTTAAGCCCAAATGTAATTTTGTTTGCCATCTTATATTTCCTCCATGTAAATTTCATATACTCTATTAAGTGACTTATCTTCATTCCTAAATTCACTCAATAAAGAAAAAACTAGACTATTGTCTAGTAATGCCTTTTCAAGTTTAGATTCTAATTCAACATCTTTGCTTTTGGTAACCAGTGTAATTTGAACACTAGATTTATAAATCAGTGGTTTATCATCTTTGAAAGCCGATGGTCTTTTTGTCACCTCTTGATAAACAATAAATGGCATCGAGACATTATCTTCGTTATCATAAGCATTCGTTCCATAGAACACTTTATTCGGTAAGGCAGTATTCAAAATGGAGTAAAGAGTAGTTAGTTCCATTTATCTACCTCCATTTTTAATTATGTTTTTTATATCCTCTAACATTTGAGGAGTAAAAGTCTCATAAGCAGGACGCATAAAAGGTCTTGCTGCTACGAACTTTCCATTTCTATGTTTAAATCCAAGTTCGACTAAATGCACTAATCTTCCTTTTGTTTTTGAAGATATGAAAATAGTTTTATTTGCACCTTCGCCAACAACAGTTAAATCAAATGAATCTGATAAATGATTACTACCACCATTACTCTTTGGACAGTTTGTTTTAATGTAGTCTAGAATTTGATCGGCTGTTTTATCTAATCGAGATTCAATGTTGTTTAAAACATCTTCACTAAAATCGTTTATTAAATCAGTTAATCTAATACCAAGATTGTTGATGGATTCAGACATTTGAAACCTCAATATCACTTTTAGACAAATACAATTCTAAGAATTGTCCATTTTCAAATGTTCGTTCAATCTTATATAATTCATCATCTATTTTTACAAATTTTGAATTGTCATATAAGATGGATTGAATCACTACTTTTAGGTCAATATTTATTCCTAGTGATGTACTTGTTTGGTGTTCTGATCTTGTAATCGATTTTTTTGATCCAACGATTGTTTTGGAAGTTTTAATAACATTTCTTTTTGTGCCAATTGAGTCTTTTTCAGATTTAATAGTTAAAAGTGTGAGAGTTGTGTTTGGAGAGTTAGGAAACATGAGTCTCTTCCTCCCACGTTAATGCAAGTTGTCTAAGCAAGAAATCAAATGAATCAGGTAAAGTCTTAACACTTCCATCGTTTGTAAAACCATAAAAAGTCTTGCAGTAAATAAGAATCAAAGCTTCAACTAATCCATTATCACTTTCAATAACGTTTGAAGGAACACCAGCTGATTTGATTAGTTCTTTACAAGAAAGAATATGAACATTAAGTTCAGTATCAGCAAATGTCTCGGTTGTTGGAATCATCAATGATTTCTTTACTTTTTCTAACAAAGTTATACTTGGCATAACGCCACCTCCTCTCACACTTTAAAATTAACTATTAATCTTCTTCTTGGTTGCCACTATTATTTTCTGGTGGAGTTGGTACTGATTTTTTAACTCTCAAGAAACCGTTAAATCCGATAACATTACCACCTGTAAAGACTGATGCTTTATAGCAGATGATGCCATCTTTGAACTTGTAATCAGTAGATTTTGCGATTTCAACTGGTGAGAATACAGGAACTTCATAGTTCTTTAATGAACCATAAGCAATACAGTATGTACCATCAGTTGTAGCTGTATCACTAATTGCACTACAGTTAGAGTTGATGATATAAGGAATGCCATCAATTGTTTGTGCCTTATAATCAACGTTATGTACTTTTCTACCTTCAGTTGTTCTTAAAGTAGCAAATGCACGTAAGTCATTTTTATTAAGGATTAAAACAGCATCGCCTTCTACTTCTTCATCTCCACCATATGCGTAGATAATTTTATCTAAAGTTGTCTCATCAATTGTTGTGATTCCAATATCTTTAGATGTTTCAATTGCACTAGCATTTGTTGAGAAAATACCTGTGAAATTGTTTGTAGAGCCATTACCTAGAATGATTTGTGATGCAATCTTCTTTTTAAGTGAAATTTCAATATTCTTTAAAACTTCAGCTTGATAAGGAAGGTCAGGTAATTTTTCTAATTCTTCAGTAATTTCGGTATAGCAAGTAAGTTTGACTTTGGAGATTGTTACATAATCAAATGTTGGTTCAGTTGATGTGTAAGCATTAGCTTCAGTTGTGTTACCAGCTACGCCATGTGATTTAACATAAGATTTCTTATATGTTTCACCACCATTTAAATTGATAAGATTTACCTTATCTACAATTGAAGAGAATTCTTTAAATGGGTATTCGCCAATTGTCTTACCTGTATGAGTTGGTAGTAAAATGCCATCACTAGAAACTTTGATTGTTCTAGATTCTCTTAAGTCTTTACCACGTTGTTCTAACATTTCCTTTGTTTCGGAGTTAGTTTCAACATTAACAAGTTTGACTTCAGTTTGATTAGCAATGCTCATTTTCTTTTCAATCATTGCTCTTTCTTCTTGTAAAGAAGAGACTTCGTTTTCTAATGCAGTTAATTTTTCTACATCAGTTTCGTCTTGACTAGCCTTTCTAATTTCAGCAAGTCTTGATTCAATTTCAGATTTTCTTTTAATTAAATTCATCTTTTTTTCCTCCTAGATTTGTGATTTAATTTGAATTCTTTTTTTGATAATTTCTGCTTTACGATTTTGCTCTTCTAAATCCATAGCCTTTAGATCTGCATCCACAATCTCTAAAGAACGAGCATGAATACTAGTTGCATCATAAGCTGGAGTGTCGACTATTGATACATCGTACAATCTCTCAATTCCAAGGATTCTACGAACAGGGATTTTTCCTGATCTATCCCAGCTTTGTTTAGCAACTGTAAACGCAAAACTCATCTTATCTAAAAGCCCTGCTTGAACCATTTTATAGATGTCTTTATTTGACTCTGTATCTAATAGTTCAGCACGAACTTTCAAACCTTTTTCATCAACCTCTAATGTAAGAGATTTGTTTTTTGTTCTAGCTAAAATAAGGAAATTATCCATATGGTTATATTTGAGTGGAACATCCTTCATTTGAGCAGAACCTAGTGATTCTTTATCAATGATTTCTTTGAATCCATGTTCTTCATCACCAATTAAAGTTTCACTTTCAAAGACTATTGCATAGCCTTCAAGGATCATCTTGCCATCAGCTTCTTCAGTACGAAGTTCGGCAAGTCTTATTTCTTTTCTATTGTTCATCTTCTTTGTCCTCCTTTGATGAATCTTCGCCAACTTGATATTTATTGGCTTTATCAGCATCAACATAGTTGAGTGATTGTAATCTTTTGTTGCCACCTTCTAATGGTTCTAGACCAAGCAATGCTCTAGATTCATTGAGTGACATAATTCCTAAACCCATAAGTTTTTCAATAGCACCAACTTTTGTATTCCAGGATGCGTATTGGAGTCTTTCACTAAAAAAGAGGATTTCCTCTCCTCTTTCTAATTCATTAACTGTTAGTAATCCATTTGAGAAACACTCACTTAGTTGAATAGCTAACGGTTCAATAGTTGACTCATAAAAAGAATTAAATTCATTCTCATTGTATGAGTTATTAAATACAGCTTTACTCACTCCAAAATAATCAAGTATCTTACTTTGTAAGAAATCTAATGTGCTTGAATCAACAAGTTTAGGATCTACTTGGAGTGGAGTGTATTCTGCTTTAGCATCTACAGGAACTATTGCACTGTCATTTTCATTAGCTCTATTCAATGCTCTATTGAACTCATCTATTTGCTTTTGCTTATCAGATTCCTTAAGCATTGCGTTAATTTTTAATAAACCTTTGATTTGAAAACTTGATTGAACAGCTCCTTCTATTCCTTGTAGTAATGAATCATTTGTTTTTAAAGTTTTAAGCAAAGCCTCATGACTTCCACTACTCGAGTTTCCACCAAAGATATCATTTTCGCTATAAAACCTTTTTAAATGAATAACATTGTCATAAGGAAGGATATAGTTTGAACCATCACTAAAAATAAACTTTAAATAATAGTTTTCTTGGTTATCAACGATAGGCTCTACCACTTTTGGATTTAATGGATAGATTCCTTTTAACACGCATGTTTCCTTATCATAAAGTGGATAAATAAAAGCATTATCATTTAAAAGCAATAACGCTATGGTACGATAAAGAAACTGATATGGCGTCATCAAAGGATTAGGCTTA